GGTAAGAAGATTAAACAAATTAGCCAAAGCTTGTAAGAATGCACAAAGTGATGACTTCAAAGCATTGTGGTATAAAAAAATGATTGACTTAGCAAATCAATATGGTATGATAGACTATGTAATGAGAAAGTTGGTACACTAATGAATATATTTTATTTGGATAAAGACCCTGTAAAGGCAGCACAATACTCTTGCGATAAACACGTTGTAAAGATGATATTAGAGTCAGCTCAAATGTTATGTACAGCACACAGAGTGCAAGATGGCGAAAAAGTCATTGGTCACTCTGCGACAGGTAGAAAAAGAACTACATACAAACACCCTAACCCAAATATGGATACTATTCTATATGGCGCTGGTTGGTTGAAACACCCTAGTTGTATATGGGTTATGGATAGTGCATATAACTATATGTGGTTATATAAACATATGATGGCTCTTGGTGATGAATACACAAATAGATATGGTAAAAAACATCTAACGATTACAAAGTTAGAAGACATTTTAAAACACCCACCAAAGAACGCAGCATTAAATAAAAAAGGTTACGATGCCACACCTGCGATGCCAGAGGAATGTAAAATACCAGGTGATAGTGTTGCTAGTTATAGAAAATATTATATTATGAAAAAAGCTAGATTTGCCACTTGGAAAAATAGAGTGCCACCAAAGTGGTTTGCTGAGGGTTTAGAAAATGGACTATAAAGAAAAAGTAAGACAAGCAAATATACAATCTGATAATATTGAAATGGAAAAGTTGTCTTTGGTAGAATCTAAAAGACAAACAAAAGAGCGTAAAGAAGACGGACTAAATATGATACGACCTTTTACATTTGACGAAAAGAAACTATTATGGGATGGTTTAAGAGAAAAAGAAAAGACCACAAGTGAAATGTTAATGGAAGGATTTAAAGAAGAACAAATAATAAGAAAATTGGAGGAAGATAATGAGAGCACTGATAATAGAAGCAATTAGAAAACATGCTGAAGGTCATATCTCAAAGCATAAAGCCAATGTAGAAGTGTTATTAGAAAAGACTGCTGGAATTGCAGAGCATCCTGATACGCTAGAGACAATTGAAAAAGAATTAAAAATTATTGCTGAGTATGATGACCAATTAGAAATGATTGACAAATATTTCATAACTAAAGACCCATTTAAAAGTTAATGAAAAATATAATAGACCCTAAAAATCCACACACCGTGGGTAAGAGCGCATGGAATCTAGGTAATCACACATTAGTTATTATGTTTATTATGGCTATTGTATTTGTTGTTATGGCTAGTTATAAGTAATGCCAATATATACATTTTATAATAGTAAAACTAAACAAGAATTTGACGATATGATGACTATTGCTGAAATGGAAAAGTATGTAAAGAAAAACAAACACATTAAGCAGGTCATAAAAGGAATAAATATTGTAGCGAGTGTCGGAAGTAGAACTGGTAAAACAGATAGTGGCTTTAAAGAAGTGTTATCTAAAATTGGTGAGGCGCACCCACAGAGTGCACTTGCCCAAAGAACTACTAAGAAGTCTATAAAACAAATTAAGACAGAACAGGCAGTCGCAAAAAACAAAAGAAGAATAAGAGGATTAAAGTAATGGCTAAAGATATACCAGATTATATGCGTGGTTTTGACCTTGATGAAGATTGGGGCATGACACCAGTATCTTCAGCACCTACAGTAAAATCAGAACCTACAATAGAGAAAAAAGATATAGAAAATTTAGGACAACAAACTAATTTAGAAATATCAAAAGTAAAAAGTGATGTAGGATCAATAAAGGCAATGATGAATGAGATAATGCAGATCGTTGCTGAAAAAGATACTATCACAAAAGAAGTAAATGACGCTGATACTATAAAAAGATTTAAAGAGATTGAAAAGATTATATTACCATTTTTGTATAACCTACAAAAAACTGATGAGCCATATATACATTGGCCTAATAGAGGACCAATTATTAAAGCTCAAATAGAGAAGTTACTAAAACTAACAAGAGGATAATATGAACTATAAAGAATATCATAAAGAGTTAAAAAAGAAAGTCAACATTGCTGAACAAGTTAGAAATGAAGACAGAACAAACAAAACTTGGGAAGATGTTCGTACTCTTAAAAAGTTGAAACTACAAGCAAAGGATAAATTAAATGAAACTAAGCAATAATTTTAGTTTAAACGAAATGACCAAGAGCCAGACAGCTACTCGTAAAGGGATTAGTAATAATCCTAGTGAAGACCATATGAATAACTTAAAAGCATTATGTGAAAATGTGCTACAAAAAGTTAGAGATCATTTTGGTAGAGTGGTATCTGTATCTAGTGGATATAGAAGTCCAGAACTATGCGAGGCTATCGGATCATCAAAATCATCACAGCATGCAAAAGGCCAAGCGGCTGACTTTGAGATACACGGTCTATCAAACGCTGAACTAGTAAAATGGATTAGCGATAATTGTGATTTTGACCAGATGATCTTGGAATTTCATAATATAGACGAGCCGAATAGCGGCTGGGTTCATTGCTCTTACCGATCAGATGGTGAGAACCGTAAGCAAATATTGAGAGCTTATAAAAACGAGAGCAACAAGACTTGTTATGAGTCTTATGACCCTAAGTGAAAAGAGAAAAGGGACGAGATTAGAAACGACCCTGCTTTATTAAGGGACCATATGACACTATACAGGTCCAATTAGACTTGACAGAAAGCATATAATATGTTATACTATGAGAGTAAAATATGAAGGTGAAATATAATGGCTAAAAAATTTAATTTTGTAGATTTAGATAAATCAAAGTTACCTGTAACTAAAGGTAAAAAAGTTGACGGTTTCCGTTTTTATGATATAGACGGAAAAGCATACCCATCTGTAACGAGTGTATTGGGTATAAAAAAGAAAGCAGAACTTCAAGGTTGGCGTAATAAGATTGGTGAAGATGTTGCCAATTGGGAAATGGGTAGAGCCGCTAGACGAGGTAAAGCAACACACTTATTAGTAGAAGAATATTTAAAAGGTCAAACACCAAGTGAACGAGGTGTATTACCACTAGGCCTATTCAAACTATTAAAACCATACATAGACCAAATAGATAACATACATTTATTAGAGACGATAATGTATAGTCCTAAATTGACTATCGCTGGTCAAGTTGATTGTGTGGCAGAGTTTAATGGTAAATTATCTGTCATAGATTTTAAGACAGCCAACAAAGAGAGACAAGAAAGTTGGATTGATAATTACTTTTTACAAACTTCAGCCTATGCTCAAATGTACGAGGAGACTTTCGGAAAGAGCATAGAACAAATCGTTATCTTACTTGCTTCTGAAGATGGCTCAGTACAAAATTTTATCAAAAAGAAGGCGGACTATATGACGCCATTGATGAAATCAATTGATGAGTTTTATAAATATTATCAAGAGCAAAATAAAGATAAAATCAAGCAAGACTAAACGAGCCCATATTTTATCATAGAAAGGGCTTATGAAGAAACTAATCCTATCAATCATTATAAGTGTATTTGTAGCTATGGCTGCGTATGCAGATGATGTAATTGAAATGTTACCTGGTGTGTGGTGGGAGAAGGTTCCAGCAGTGTGTGTTACACGAACAGATTTATATGAATTTGCCTTTAGAAAAGAATTACAACCACTTAATAGAAGCTTTGGAAGAGAAGGTGGTAGAGAAGATGGTAGTGTTGTTTACATAATCACATATTGGGTTAATATTCATAATGATCAATCTATGGCATCGGTGATGGTACCAGGTGCAGATTATGAGTGTGTATTATACAGAACCTTTGATATGGAACTAAATCCAGACTTCGATTTTTCACCACGAAAAAGCATATAAGACTTGACAGAATTACAAATATGTGGTATATTATAAGAGTCAATTGACAAAGGGCGCCAATGCGAGAGTGGAGGCGCCCACTTTATATAGGAGGAGTGAATGACAAGCGTAGATGATAATGATAATGATAAGACCTTTGAGAATGAATCCACAAGAGATACCAGTCCAATGGTTAGAATCTCAATCAAAGAATATAACGATTTAAGAGACCAAGCAAAAGAGGCAAGTAAGTATATTACTGATCCTAGTTTGATTGCTATTATAGATAAGTTAGAAGAATTAACAAGAGCATTAAGAAAACACATAGTAAGAAAATATGAATAGCAAAGAATTTAGTTTAACCATAGAGGGTGTTGTTAAAGAAAAGAAAATATCTCATATGGATGCAGTTGTTTGGTATTGTGGCGAGAATGGACTAGACACAGGTCAAGTATCAAGTCTAATATCTAAATCACTAAAAGAAAAAATTGAAGTAGAGGCTGTTAGATTAAATATGTTGAACACGCCACCAGCAGGTAAATTACCAGTATAATTATGTATGGTGGGTTTGATGTTTATAAAACTTACTTGGCTGTCAAGTTACATTTCACTACCGACACATATGACTATTATAAGTATGGTGGTAAGGTCAATACAAAACTTGACACATTTACTAAAAGGAAAGACAGATACTTTTTTCACAAACTGAGTACGAGATATGCAGAAGCTGATATACTTGATTTCTTTGTTTCTAACTTTCTATCAGATAGCAAGGGATGGATTGGTAATCTTCTTCAAAATGATGGTAGAGACGTTTATTTGGATTTTAAAAAAAGGAAAGAAGCTTTCGCCTATCATTTTAAACAAGATTGCGGAAATATTGCTAGTGACTTTAGCAGGCGTGGTATTCTTTTTGATGATGGGTTTATTCCTATTAGTGGACAGCATCCAAGAGTCTTACGTTTACTTATTCAAAGGAAAATTAGTTACCAGACCACGATCGTGCTTAATCACTTTCTTGGCTTTACTAAAAATTGGGATAAAGAAATTACCGAGAAAGTTGTATGGCCTGAAATCTCACTTAAGGTTACCAGATTGAAACCATTTATAAACTTTAATGCAACAGAGTGTAAATTAATTATGAAAGAGGTATTTGTTAATGGCTAAAACAATATTTTGTATAGGTAATGGTGAAAGTAGAGCGCCAGTAGATTTAATTAAATTAAGACCACACGGAAAGATATATGGTTGTAATGCTCTTTATAGAGACTTCACGCCAGATGTTTTATGTTCTGTAGATGGACAAACTATGCACGAAGTATATCATAGTGGTTATCCTGATAATAATGAGACTTGGTTTAGAGATTGGAACCCTATTCCAGGTGTGACATACAATATGGTTGTGTATGCTAATCTTTCACCAAGCGAGATAGAGATTGCTAAAAAGAATTTTAAGGTATATCAAAATGAAAGAGGTGATAGGCAAGAGTTTGTATTTCACGGCTCTAATATATCTGGCCAAATAGGTATAATTAGACGTATTGCTGGTGGTGAACAAATAGAGAGTAAACAAATTAATCATACAGGAACTTATATAAGTTGGGTAAATCCTGATGATAAAGCACATAATCTAAAAGAATTAAAAGATGGTAAAGATAGAGGTTGGGCGTGTGGTGCAACCAGTGGTTTGGTAGCAATAAACCAAAACGAAGATATAGAAGAAATCTATATGATAGGACACGATTTAAAAAGTAATACTCAATTCATAAACAATATGTATAAGTCAACACAAAACTATGGTGACGCAAGAAACAAACCCATACCAGAGGTAAATTGGATTAATCAATGGGATACTCTTATGAAAGAGAACCCTAAGGTAAAATTTATCAAAGTAAATCCACGTGGTATTAGAGGTGGCGATAATATCAATAATATGGTACCAGAGTGGAAAAGTAAGAACGTTGAGTACATAAACTTTAATGAATTAAACAAGCGATTTGGCTGTGTATCAGGGTTGACAGATAGCCAGTAATGTGATATATTAGAGCTAATATGTTCGATAGAATAATATATAAAATATTAGACAGCATTGTCAAGTGGTGTGAGTGTTATAAAGAGTACAAGATTAAGAGGTCTTTACCGAGAGCAACCTATGATGAACAGGCTAAAAAAGATGGCCTAAAAAAGTGGGTAAATGAACGTGAGAACTCTTATAAATAAAAATGATAC